GATCCTGAAGCTAGAGCAAAGATGATGGAAGCACGTAAAAAATGAAGTTGACACCCCATATATAAAGTGGTAAAAACATACTAACCAAGAACCCCGACTCATACAGACTGGCTTGGCAGACGTTATAGAGACTGTATGGGCATGTGCTATAACACAAAGGAAATAATATCATGGCAAAAACTACTTTTTCGGGCCCAGTGCGGTCTGGATATCAAGGCGGCGACGCAAGCTCACAAGGACCTTTAACTCCAGTTACTGTTAACTCTGGTTCAATAACTGAAATAAATACCGGCTCTGGAGCATATGGTTTTTATACACGTATCGAGCCAACCGCAGGTTTTGGTTCTAGCGACTATCTACTTCCGGGTGAAGCATATGGTGTGTTTGGGCGTACTCAAACTGGTACGCCGTTTGCTACAACCCCTACAACAACTTTTAACCATATTACCGGTGTAGCTGGTAATTTTGCGGTTATTGGTTCATATGCTAATAATGGTTTGATGTCCGGCGTAATGGGTATTATTAATACCAACACTTTATCTGGTGATGCCGCTGTTATGGCGTTTATGCAGGGTGACTCTGGTGTTACGACTTGCCGTGCAGCATTTGGTGTTGCAATGGCTCAAACCACAGCAGGTTCTGGCTTTACATACGGTCTGGACTTGAAGATGCAAGACCCCGTTGCTGATGCTGGTGGCCCTTCTGGAGTTATAGCGTATAAAACGGCTGAGATTCGCCTAGCTAATGATGCTGCCGCTGCTCCTGTTGTTATCAAGGTAGGTAATTTTGTTGATGGTGCCGCTTCTGGTGTAGGCAAAGGTTCGTTAGGTATTGATTCTACTGATGGACTATTGTTTGTATCTGATGCTTCTGGCAACTGGCAGGCTGTTACTGTCTAATGTTGACTCATGAAGATCCAGAGGTGGCTACGATTGTGGCGCTTCTGGAGGCCCAAAGAGACTACGCAATGGGACATGCCGCCAAACTTACTAAAGAAAATGCTGAGTTAATAGCAAAGATTAGCAGACTTGAGGCATCTAAACCGGCGTAGTCTTACCCTACATCTAGGAGATTAATTATGCAGTATGATATTTTAGCGTCGGCCCCGCTAGTCACTACAGGTCAGGTTACTGATAACGCTGGTAGCCCCAATGCTTTAACTAGGTTGCGTATAAAAGGGCTGTATTTTGTAAGTGGTGCTACTGCGGGATCAGTTGTTTTTAGAGATGGTGGATCAGGTGGGCCAATACTGCTAACCGTGAATACACCCGCTGCTGCTGCTAGTGGCTCAAACTACATCATTATGCCCGGGGAAGGAATTTTAGTGCAAACAAACCTTCACGGAACTGTAACTACTACAGCTTCTGTAGTTGTCTTCTACGGATAAGGAGTTTTAAATGAGCGACAAGAAGAAGAAAACAAAGTTTCCTAATAGGAAGGACGATAAGTACTTTCCAGACCAAGAAAAAGCCCCTTCTCCTGATGAGGGATATAGAGGTAAAAAAGATCCTTTAGATAAGGTTAAAGATGTAGCACATAAGGTAGCAGACAAGATGATTGAGGCTAAAGCTGCTGGAGTGCCTACTCCGACTGTAGCCCCTGATGCGATAACCCCACCACCAGCTATGCCAGCAGCACCACGGCAAATGCCCCCACCAGCAATGCCAGTAGCACCACGGCAAATGCCTATGATGAAGAAAGGTGGTTCAGTTAAGGCTGCAGCTTCACGTATCAAATCTTCAGCTTCTCGTCGTGCTGATGGCGCGGCTCAACGTGGTAAGACTAAGGGACGGACCGTATAATGGCTAAGAATCTATTTGGTGGTAAAGAGACTTACAAAGAAGAATTTGGTGAAGCTAAGGCCGTGGCTAAGAAAAAGATTACTCCAGCCCAGTTTGTAAAGGGTGAGAAGTCAGAAGGGCACAAAGAAGAACCCGGTATGAAGGGGATGGCTAAGAAACTTGCCACAGGGAAAGTAACTCCGACTATGTACGCTAAAAAAGAAGCAAAGGAACCTATGGGAATGAAGGAAGGTGGATCGGCTTCTAGCCGTGCAGATGGCGCAGCCAAACAAGGTAAGACCGAGGGTAAGATGGTAAAGATGGCTGGCGGTGGCTTTGTTCGTGCTGCTGATGGCGTGGCTAAGCGTGGTAAGACCAAGGGTAAGACCCTATAATGAGACCGTCCCGGGGTATGGGGGACATCATGAAGTCCAAGATGCCTAAAGGTAAGAAGGGCGGTTGGATTAAGGATGCTATCAAGAAACCCGGGTCACTACGTAAGTCACTAGGTGTTAAGGAAGGGGACACTATCCCCACGGGTAAATTAGCTAAAGCAGCTAAGGCTCCCGGTAAACTGGGTCAAAGAGCGAGGTTGGCTGAAACTCTGAAGGGCTTTAAGCATGGCTAAGACCCCTGCTTGGACTAGAGCTGAGGGCAAGTCTGAGAAAGGTGGTTTAAATGCTAAGGGTAGGGCCTCGTATAATAAGGCTAATCCAGATAAGCCCGGGCTAAAAGCCCCGCAGCCAGAAGGTGGTAGTCGTAAGAAGTCATTCTGTGCGAGAATGTCTGGGATGAAGAAGAAGTTGACCTCTGCTAAAACAGCGAATGACCCTGATAGCCGCATAAACAAAAGCCTTCGGGCATGGAAATGTTAGATGACAACTTCGAGCGTTACAACATTTAATCTAGATCTCAATTCCTTGGTGGAAGAGGCATTTGAGAGATGTGGCGCTGAACTACGTAGTGGTTATGATATGCGTACTGCGCGTAGATCTTTGAATCTACTAATGCTTGAGTGGGCAAATCGTGGAATTAACCTGTGGACTATTGAACAGGGCCAGATAACTCTTACAACTGGGCAAATATCCTACGCAATCCCCACAGACACAGTAGATCTACTAGACCACGTAATTAGGACTGGTACTGCATCTAACCAGCAAGATATTAATATCAGCCGTATCTCAGAGTCTACATACTCAACCCTGCCTAATAAGAACGCTAGTGGTCGCCCGATACAAGTTTGGGTTAATAGACAGACTGGGGTACCTAGGTCTACTGCAAATACTACGTTGTCAGCAGCAATAACAGCAACCGCCACAACAATCAACGTAACATCTGCCGCCAGTCTCCCCTCAGTTGGGTTTATCAATATTGATTCAGAGACTATAACGTACCAGAATATCGTTGGAAACCAGTTACAGTATTGCTTCCGGGCACAGAACGGGACTACAGCAGCGGCACATAACAACGCTGCATCGGTAACAAGTATCAACTTACCAAATATAAACGTCTGGCCTACGGGTGATGGCGGTGGCCCTTACACGTTTGTGTACTGGAGACTACGTAGGATGCAAGATGCGGGTGATGGTAATACAACCCAAGATATTCCGTTTAGACTCCTACCGGCACTTGTTGCTGGGCTTGCAGTTCAGTTAGCTATGAAGTTGCCTAATGGCATGGAAAGGCTTCAGATGCTTAAAGCAATGTACGATGAGCAATGGATGTTAGCTTCTGATGAAGATCGTGAAAAGGCTCCGATAAGGTTTGTGCCTCGTCAATCGTTTAATTACTAGGCGGGTACATGCCTTCTAAATACTCATCTGGTAAGAACGCAATAAGTGAATGTGATCGGTGCGGGTTTAGGTACAAGTTAAAAGAATTAAGACGGCTAGTAATTAAGACTAAGAACGTAAATATTCTAGTCTGTGGTAACTGTTGGGAGCCGGATCAGCCGCAGTTGTCTCTAGGTCTGTATCCTGTATCTGATCCTCAAGCGGTACGTAACCCAAGACCAGATTTAAGTTACTATGCAGCAGGTAGTACTGGATTACAGATAGAAGAGCTTACTAGCCCTACCCCAGCAGAGCTTGCTGATCCTCTGGCTAATGGGATACAGAGTATAGGTAGTCGTATAACTCAGTGGGGGTGGGGCCCAGTGGGATTGAATAATGTGCTAAACTTACCGAATGTTAACAATGATCTAATATCGGTTGGTGCGGTTGGAACAGTAACTATAGTAGTAACTTAAAGGAGCATATCATGGCTAAAGGTGGAAAGACTAACGAGCAAATGAAGCAACTAGGTCGCGGCCTAGCTAAAGTAGCTAACCAGAAGAAACCAGTGCGTAAAGTACCTGTATGCGCCCCTAAACGCGGTATCTAAGGAGTATAGAATGAGTGAATTTAACTTTTTCCCCGGGGATACAGCTAATCCTTGCGAGAAGTATACCCAGCCAAAGCCATACAGCGTAGACCTCAAGAACAGCAGCTACCCTAATAACGTGGCTAACACTCAGACTGAGAAGACTCGTGGTACTGGTGCAGCTACTAAAGGTAAGAACCACGCTAGGTTAAAAGTCGGCAAGTAATGAATTACGCTGAGCTTACGTTAACAATCAAGGGATATTGTGAAAACACGTTCCCAGAGACGATCTCGACGTTTACAACGGCAGAGCAGATTGCTACGTTTGTCAGAAATGCTGAAGAACGGATATACAACTCTGTTCAGTTTCCCTCGCTTAGAAAGAATGTAACTGGGCTGTTAACAGCTAATAACAAGTACTTATCAGCCCCTATTGATTTTCTAGCAGTTTACGCAATAGCGGTGATAGACGCAGCCGGGGTATATTACTACCTGCTAAACAAGGACGTTAACTTTATTAGAGAGGCGTTCCCTAACCCAGCTAATACGGGTCAGCCTACGCATTACGCTCTGTTTGGACCTACGACAACAAACACAGATCCAGCCGTTATAACGAATGAGTTGACCTTCCTTCTTGGGCCAACACCGGATATTCTGTATAACGTAGAGCTGCATTACTATTACTACCCAGAATCAATTGTAACTGCGGGGACTTCATGGCTTGGGGATAACTTTGATCCAGTACTGTTGTACGGGTCATTGCTTGAAGCTGTTGCCTATATGAAGGAAGAACCTGAAGTATTGGCTACGTACCAGAAAAGATACGACGAAGCATTAGCAATGGCTAAACGTCTGGGTGACGGCATGGAAAGACAGGATGCCTACCGATCTGGGCAAGTACGAATAGCCGTAACATAATAGAGGTACTAAGTGGCACTATCCCAGACATTATGTACGGTATTTAAAACTAACCTGCTAAGTGGGTTAGAGGACTTTAATACAGGTACGATTTACACATACAAAGTTGCTTTGTATACTGTGACAGCGCCATTAAACGCAGATACACTTGCTTATACAACGGATGGGGAAATTACTGGAACTGGGTACGTAGCAGGGGGTAAAGTTCTAGCCCCAACAGTTCCTGCTAGTAGCAGTGGTACGGCATATGTAACATTTGCCAATGTGACTTGGGACCCCGCCCAGTTTACTGCATCAGGGGCATTAATATACAATAGCACAACAGGGGCTGCAGTTGCCGTGTTAAATTTTGGTGGGGATAAGACTGCAACTTTAACATTCCAAATACAGTTTCCAACTGCGACAGCGACAACCGCAATTATTAGGTTTTCCTAAAGGAGTTTCAAATGATCTCAAACAAAGCTAAATCTGTAGATAAAGTAGGTGGATGTGTTCTGTTAGGTGGTGCAACAACTTCTGCTGCTGGTGGAGCTGGTGTATTTACGATCCAATGTTTTGGTCAAGATGGCAACCTGAAGTGGGAAGAAAAGAACCCAAATTTGGTTGTTAACGTAGGACTTCAAGACATGAACTCCAAATACTTTGCTGGGTCTTCCTATACCGCAGCTTGGTATCTAGGTCTGATTACTGGTCCCGGTTCAGGCACAACCATTGCCGCAGCAGATACCTTAGCTTCGCATACAGGTTGGACTGAGTACACAGA